TATTAGCACTTTGTAGCCTTAAATCTTGTGCGGTAATATGAAGATTACCAGTGCCTACTTCAGCTATAAGACTATTATTACCATCGTGAGAAATCTGTAAGTCAGACCCAGCACCGAATATGGCTTTGTCGTTATCACCGAATGACAAGTTACCCGTCATAGTATCACCAGCAACATTTACATAACGTGCATCTGATTGCGTCTTGGTGTAGTGAGTAGAAAGAGTGAATGTGCCGTAGGCAATTATCTCAAGAGTGTCATTCAATGCCGCGCCAGAAGCCAAGACGATGGATGTGCCGTTAGTTGCAGTATAGTCTGCTGGAGCGAGCTTTACGCCGTTCATGTAAATATCTGCGTAGCCACTATCGTATGCAAGAGAGTTGCCGTTTGCGTCTGCACCAGTGAATGTGGTTTGGCCTGCTGTTGCTGTGTAATTAAAGCGGTCTGCCGTTCCGTTGACAGACGAACCTGCCGCCGTCCAACCAGATTGGGCATATACCTTCATCGTGTTGGATGTGGTGTCGAAGTACAAATCACCTAGATCGAGAGCCGAACCGTCTGGGTCTTGCGTCGGTGCAGACGATTGTGCGCCGAGATAGGTGTTGTTGAAGGCTGTTACGTTGGTTGCCGCTGTGGTCACGTCTGCCGATATGCCTGCGACTGTCGTTACATTGGCTGAAATGCCTGCGACCGTTGTAACATTGCCTGAGATGCCAGCGACTGTTGTAATGTTCGCGTTGTTCGTCGCGGCTGTTGTTACGTTTGCGCTTATGCCTGCCACGGTTGTGACGTTCGCACTTATGCCGCCAACTGTGTTGACGTTTGCTATGTTGGTGGCCGTTGTATTTACGTTCGCTATGTTTGTGGCGACCGTGTTTACATTGGCTATCGAGCCGCCAACAAGGTCTACATTTGCTATAGAGTTAGCGACTGTGTCGATTTCTGACGTGGCTTCGTTAAGGTCGTCTGCGGCAGTTATGACTGCGGCGATGTCGTTCGCTACCGTCTGCAAGTTGTTGTTGTCGATCTCGTCTGCAACAGTCTGCAAGTCTGCGACGTTGGTCGCGACAGTGGATACGTCTGTGTTGTTATTTGCGACTGTGGTTACGTTAGATGCTATACCAGCAACCGTTGTAACATTGGCGGAAATGCCAGCAACTGTTGTTACATTCGATGCGATGCCTGCAACAGTGGTTGTATTTGCTGAGATGCCTGCAACTGTTGTGACGTTGCTGTCTATGTTTGCAACAGATGTTACGTCTGCGGATATGCCAGCTACAGTGTTTACGTTTGATATGTTTGTTGCGGTTGTATTTACGTTGGCGATTGCCGCCGCAACAGTGTTGATGTTGGCTATGCCAGAAGAAACTGTGGTGACTGCTGTGCTTGTTGCCCAATATTTCGCTGAGTATTCGCTGGTGTTGCCGACTGTGCTGGATGTTTTGATCGCCCAGTCTTTTGCAGAACCCGTTGTTGTGTCAACGCCCGTGCCGCCAACTGCGTAGGCTTTAGATGAATAGTCTGTGCTTACAACTTGGCCGTCCGTCTTGGATGCCCAGTCCCTTGCTTCGGATACATCTACGAGCTTTTCTGTGTTGGCAGATGCGATGACTGCCGCTTCGTCTGCGAATGTTGTGCCAGATGAAAGGCCATGGACGATGTAAACGTCCTTGTTTGTAAGGGTTAGGAGGTCGAAGTTGTTGTAGGTTGTTGACGCGCTGAAGGTGCCAGTGATGTCGAAGAACGTGGTAATGTCCGTCCAGCCAGTGTTACTGTTGGCGAAGTTGCCTGCGCGGAACTGGATTTTGTCGTTTGTACTGTCGAAGCGGAACTCAAAGTTAGCGGCGCGGAATACACCACTGCTATCAAAGAGATCATCCATCAAATCGGGGAGCGTGCGGCTACCCTTCTCTGAGTTCTCCATGTACGTGTCAAGAATGTGGTCGCCTGTTGTTGCGCTTCGGAACCTTAATTGTTCACCTGTAGGACGTGTAATACCCATCAGTCATAATACCCCATGTCTTTCATTAGACGCACTAACTTTGCCTTAGTAAGTGTGTACTTGTCGTCCAATGCGGTTGTATTGGTCACTCCCTCTAGTTCTGAGATGCGCAAACGCATGGCCTCGATCTGAGATTGTAGGGCAGTAACTTCAGAGGTACGTTGCTCATCGCGGACGTTTTGATCGCGTTGTTGTACGCGCTCTACTTCATCAACGTAGTCAACGACCTTTTGATCTATAGTGGAAGCTAGGGCAGTTTTCTTTTGGCTCATCGTCTTTTTGCCTCACTCATTGGTATTAGGTTGCCCTTCTGGACTTCGTTCTGGACATCACCCTGTGGTTGTACGGATGCGCCGCGCATTTTTTCCATTAACTGCATTTGCTGTGAAGGACTTGGCCCTTCTTGCTCTAATTGATCTTTGGAGACGCGGAAGCGGTCTAAGTCTGTGATACCCATTGCGCGGATTGCCTCTTCTGCAATCTGGCCTGCGTTGTATTCCATGTTCAGACCAGTCTGGGACATAATCTGTAGCATGTTCATCCACGTCTCTGCATTGCGCGTTGGCTCAAGTGGGAGTGTGCCGTCGATGACAAGGTAATCAATGTCGCCCTGTAGGTTCTTCTGCACGTCGTAATCGAGGTAGCCATCTTCAACCATGCTTGACAGTTGGTTGGGCATGTTGAGTTGGTCTATTTTTATGGAGCCTTGCATAGATAGGCTGTCTTGAATGTTGGCTGTCATCATTCTGACCATCGGGCGAATGGTTGTGGCAGACATAATACGAGCCAAGACGCCAAGACGTTGGGAGCCAAGTTGAGTTAGGCGTTGTATTTCTGTGGCTGTGCGGATGCCGTCTGAGGTTGGCATGCCCTGTTGTGCGTCTGAAGCGGCACTTACACGCTGTTTAAGTTCAGACATTGCGGCAATATCGTTGAAGTGACCGCGTGTTACGTCTGGTACTTGAGCTATGAATACGCCGTCGCCCGGTTTACTACCGGGCAAGGTGCGAACTACACCCCATGGGTTGCGGTCGATCAAGTCTGGGACAGACACTTGGGTCGGGTCAACGAAGATAAGGTTGTTGAGAGCGGCACTGATGTTGTCGATACGTGAACGCATTAGATATGTTGCGATGTCGTGCATCGGTAAGATCAGATCGTAGAGCGATTGACCGTAAGTCTTGTGCTGATCTTGGTATAGACCGCCGATGACTGTTGGGAACTGCTGTCCGTATGGGTTCAGTTGGAAGCGTAGGACTACATTCTCGTCGAGGATTGTGACTACGAGGAAGATTTGGTCGATTGCTGGGATGCCAATCTCGTGACCTGATAGGCGTATCCATGCTTCGTCTGTTACGCGGCTATCACCAAGTGTGAAGTAGGCGTGATCCATACGCTCGCGTTGATTAGGACTGGCAGGGTCTATGGAAAGACCCCGCCCTTCTTCCTGATGCCACTTATGTGCATTCCAAGCATTTCTGGGAGGGGATAGCTTGTGACGCAGGGCAGGGAACTTCTTTAGCTTCGGGTACATACCGGAGTAGAGAAGGCTGTTAAAACTAGAGTAGTCGGAGAAGACGATGTATTGCATGTTCTCCCAGTCGCCCCAGTTTACACGGGGGTCAGGAAAACAGCGACGTGGATCGAAGTTGACTATTTGGTTCTGGTTTGTCTTTGCATTCCAGACGACTTTCGTCGGAGCGAAGCCATAGCGTATGCTGTCCAGTAGTAACTGTGCAAGACGTGCTTCTCCGGCGGTACGCCGCATCTGCTGATGTAGAACACGTTCCAATATAAGTGAGGACTGTCGAGACTTTCGGTTGAGACCTTCGAGTTGGAACATGGGGTTACGGCCAGAAAGTGCGGCCATAAGGTATGTGAGGACTGTATCCGCAATGGCGCGGGTGTCGGCGATGACGGCTTTTTCTCGGAAGTCTGTCGCGTCTGGCCTAACATATACGTCATGAGCGCGATCAGCTTCTTTCCAATGGTCATAGCGTTTCCTAATCTTGTGATAGGACATATCAACCATCGACTTAACATAGTCGACAATCCGACGCTCCTGCTCTTCATTGAGGAGATGCGATATGTCTTCGTATGCAACAAGTTGTTCGGCGAACTCAGAGAGATCGACAACTACGCCCTCGTTAGGGCCAGCGGCGTATTCCGCGCTTCTATATGCGGAACCTGATGCTGTTGTACGTGCTTTGGGGCCATTTACGCTCATGGACTAAAGATACCTTCTGTTGTGTGGGTGGTCGTCCCTACAAACCCCAACCTGTCCATTTTGGAATGGCATGGCCGACGCGGGTTTTGAGAGATTTACCTAATGATGAAACGTCATGATTATTGAGAGATTGGCTTGCGTCTGCGTGTAGTGACCACGCTTCTGGACTGATTGATGTTCGTGATAAAATATCTACTGCCATTGTAGCGGCGTCGACTTGGTCATCGTGGTTGCCGCCGGGGAATGTTACGCACTCCTCGATGAAGGCGTCGAGCCAATCAGATTGATCAGGCACGAAGACACGACCGCCCTCGATTATTGGGAGGATGGCGTTGACGCGTGCAACCTTGTCGTGGACAACCTTGTAAGGGATTATAGCCATACCACTCTCGCGCTTGAGTTCTTGTATTAGGGATTGGCCAGAGGCTTTGTCTTCTATGTACATTGCGCGAAGACCGCGACCGCGCCAGCGGTTGTTGAGGCGAATGAGGCGTTGCTTGAGTTCGGGGAAGTCGTACTTGCCGCGCATTATGTCAACTATGTATATGTCGCCGTTTCTGTCCATGCCAGCGACGACAGCTACTGAGTAGTCTGCGGTTTCGGTTTTCTTGAACGCGGTGTCGACTGCAATGATTAGGGTCGAGAAGTTTTCTGGGGAGAGGTCTGATGGGTACTTCTGCCACCACTCCGTCTTGATTAAGTTACCGCCCTGTATGAATGGCTGTTGCTGGTAGAGTGATGCGAACTCGCGCGGGTTGAGACGTTCGCGGCGTTTAAGGTCTTCGAGTGGAAAGCGTTCTGGCCATAGGGGTGCTTCCTCTGTCTCGGCGATTGTACGCTTGGCTGGAGAGAGAGCGTTGAGGTCTTTGGCCTGCATGTATTGTGGGTGGTCTTCGGGCAGGTGGTTGCGACGGATTTTTCCACTGGTTACTTGCTTGATGGCAGGGAAGTTGATGTGGTGCCATCTACCTTCTGCCCAGTCTTCTGTTTGCATGAGGCGACCAGCTAGGTCGTCTGGATGCCAGCGCGTGAGGATGATGATCTGCTTTGGCTTGGTTCCGTTTGTTTCT